TTACAGCTTCCACTGCCAGACCTGCCTGAGCTTTATCGCCTGAGCTTAGAGCTGTGTTAAAGAACTTGATTTCATCTTCTGTAAGATTTATTTTACCCCATTCAATAAGAGCCTTGTAAGCCTGTTCTCCTCCGGCGACATCAAATAAAGATTTTTTGAAATCTGTTGCTTTACTGTTGAGTCCCTGAAAGTAAGTCTCCATTATTTTTTCATTGGAGAATGTGCCTTCCAAAAGTTTCTTTTTAGTTTCAGGAGACAACTCACCATTAGTGAAGAATTCCTGCTCACTTTTAGCAAGGATATCATCAGGGATTGTAAGGGGATTTTCCGGTGGAGGAGGTTCAGAATTACCATTGGAAGAACTCTCAGGAGGTTTAAAAGCTTCCTTCTCTAAACTCTTATAAAACTCTTCAAGATTACCAGTCTTCTTTTTAGCCAGTTCCAGTATACCTTTAGCCAACTCATCTTCAGATTTATATTTTCCGGCGTAAAGTTTTTCATCGCTGGGAAGTTCCTGCGGTTTGTCCTGTGGTTCTGACATTTAATTCTGAATCTTTGTAAGTGTTTTTGTGAGTTTAATCTTTTTACCTTTAGGTTTAGTTGCAGTTGTTCTGGCTGTTCTTGTATTGTCTTTTACTATTTTTTCCAGTTTATCTTCAGATTTTCTGGCTACCTGTACGTCTGCCATTTATTGTTCTCCTTTTGCTTGTTGTTTATAACCTTCAGCTCTACCCTGAGCTTGAGCCTGAGCTTCCAGTGCTGCTTGTTGTTCCTGCATTATTTGTTTTTCGGATTTTACAAGACCTTTAGTCTGTATACCCATATTTGTTGCTGTACGTTTCGCATATTCAGATTTACTTAGAACCTGAGCTGTAGCTTCAGGCCCGAAAATAACCTGCAATTCTTCAGCGAATGCTTTCAGCTTTGCCTGTTCGTGAGTCCTTCCGAGTGCTTCAAGTCCTGTAGTAATAACTGGCGTATAAGCATCTTCAGGTAAATCGGAAGGAAGTGTACCTGCTTCCTGTAAATTAAAAATTGAAAGTTGTACTAAAGGGAGCTGAAATTCTTCTGCAAGTAAACTATAAAGACCACCAAGACTGTCTTCCAGTTCTTGTGCGAGTTCTCTGATTTCAGTTGCAGTAACCCTTTCGCCGTCTCTTTGGATTGTAGCTTTCAATAAGAAGGCTTGAGACAACCTTCGCTCAATCTTGTTTAATTCATTTTGGGCTACGGAAAAGTCGTGATACTTGTCTACTCTTAGAGTGCTTACATCTTCAGCTCTGCCTGTAATAACATCCATGTTTTTAGCGTCAGTAAGAGCTTTCTTTTTAGTTATGCCGTTACTGTCAACCATGAACAGCAGTTTGGCAGCACCTAAAGCACCTTCTTTCAGAGCTTTACTGTAATCTTCCGCAGTCTCAAAATCTCCCAGGTACTTTTCTACCATTCCTCTGCCGTAATCTCCGTCCTGACTGGCACGAAGAACAACAAAAGGAAGGTTAACAAAGTCTACTTCACCTCCAACATCAGGGACTTTATGTTCCTCAATTTCCTGAGACAAAACAAACTTATCTTCTTTTCTTTCAGCTCTGGTGTACAGGTAAATCTCTTTTTTGTCGTCTTCAATGAGCGGTCGGAGTGCTTCTGGCACAGCTTCTATTCCAATTTTTTCTTTGGTAATAATGTCCAGAAGGTTTCCGATAGAATCTCTTTTGACTACATACTGGTCGAGCCTGAATAGCTTCATACCTAAAGAGTTTCTCTTTTTTACTACCTGATAAAGATTGTTTGTCTTTTTGTCGGGAGGCAGATAAACCAGAGCATTTCCGGTAATAAGTAAATGTAGAAACATATTGTAGGCTGGTGACCTGATGTTCTTATTTCTTATCCACTCATTAACCAGTTCTTCAAAATCCTGCATAATGACTTGAATATCAGACTCATTGATTTCCCCTACCTGTGCTTTAATTTCCTGCTTGAGTTCTGCCGACAAAGAAAGCCTGAAAAAACTGGTAGAAGGCGGTAGAGTTGTCAGCCAGAGTTTTGAAGCCAGACTTTCAACCAGTAAAGAACCTAGAGCCTGATAAGGTTTATAAAGTTCTGTGTTGTAATCAGCTTCAGCAGGCGGTAAGATATAAGGCAGGGTAAGTTCTGCACATCTTCTGACTCTGTTCAAGTGAGCTGTACGTTCAGCATCTCTCTTCAGCCAGAGACTTTTTATACTTTCATTTAAAATTGTCCTAAACCTGTCCTTCCTGTGCTTCCTCCAGTAATATTGAGAGGTATTTGCAGGCTCCTGATTCCTAAATTTCTTCCTGACTTTCGCCCTTCTGTATATTTACTTCCAGGAGAATACATTATTTCAGGTGTTTCCCTTTCATATTTTGGGGCGTATTCTTCAGGTTCAGGGATATCAGGAAAGTCTGGCTGTAAAAAAGAAAACTTGGTAGCGTCCCCCCACCAGTCTCCTAATTGGTCATGGAAACGTCTGGTTTCTCTATCAAACTTACGACCAAAACGCTTTGCCTCATCTTCGATACTATCCCAAGCATCTGAAACAGCGTCTGTTACATCGTCCCAAGCATCTGAAAAAAAGCCCATTTAAATCACCTTTGTATCTTCCCCAGCTTCTTTAAGAAGACACAACAAATCATCAATAAGCATACGCTTACCTGCATAAGCAAGGGCTTCGTCTCTTCTTTCACCTGGTTTAATACATCTATGAGGAAACTCTTCGTCGAGCTTCTCAATCAAATCACTTGCATACATTGGTATCTGTTCCATAGTACTCCTTTAATTAAAAGACTTAATGTAGTGTCTTTCAGTTTAATCTTTAATGTATCTAAAGCATGACTTACAGTGAATCTAAAGATACTCTTATAGTTAATCTTCAGTATATCTAAAGATACTCTTATAGTTATACTTATAGTATATTTCTCCCCTGTGGCTCTTCCCCATAGTGTCGACTTGGGCGAAAGCCTTTATTGACAAGGCTTCCAGAGTTTTACTTTTTGCTCATTTCCGTCCCAGTTTTCGACACGCAGAATACGAGCCATTCTTGCCTGAGTAAGAGCATAAGACTCTGTCAGGTTCTTCTTTTCGTATTCCTCTACTATCCGCTTCCAGACTTCCCTGTGATTATCTCCTGTAAACACTTCAGATACTATTTTACCTGCTTTAACTTTTCCAATACCTGGCACACCTGAGTAACCATCTACAGTGTCACCTGAAAGACATTGCTCATAAAAGAACCTGTCAGCTTCAAACTGACTGATTACTTCCAGTTTTCTGTCTGTAAAGTTAAAGTAATGTCCTGGAATTTGTCTAAGGTCTTTATCTATTGTAGCTATAATATAACTGTCAGGAAACTTTGTAGCCAGTATTCCCATACAGTCATCAGCTTCAAGGACATCTTTTTGCTGAAACTTGTAGTTAGTCTTCAGGTGTTCCTTTATTTCATCAAGGTAAACAGGCTTTGGTTTGTCTTTTCGATTATGTTTGTAAGTACTCAGCAGGTCATACCGGAAGTTTTTACTGCCTGACAGACAGACAATACAATCTTTGGTTTTTGTATCTGTAAGTAAACCTTGAATGTATCTGTCTGTGTCAGCCAGTGCATCTGGAAGAGGGTCAAGCCATTCTGATTTTAAAGTATCAGACCATTCTATTGAATTTTCAGACTTAAACCCAAAGCGGTATAAGAGGACATCACCATCAATCAGTAATATCAATAGCGATGTTTAGTTTTAAGTTTAGTTCTTCACCTTTGATTAATTTATAATCATCCAATCCAAAATCTCCCCAAAATACTATATCTTCTTTTATGTACTCCAGAGCTTCTTCTAAAGTTTCAAACTGAGCCAGTGCGTCGTCCCAATGTTTAACCCAATACATTTTGTTCCTCCATTGCTTTTCTTAGTGCTTGTCTGTAATGTCTTGCTTTATCTGTACCCCAAACAGCTTTTGCTGATTTACTCTTAAACCATGCAAAAAGAGCTTTTCTGTCTTTATGCTTAGGGGTTAATTTTAATACTGTTCTAGCCCATGGAAGTAGGCAGTTTGCTTCAAGTTCCATGTATCTCCTTTAAGTTTTTAAAAATATGTACAATGACATTCACTGTCCAGGCATTGCCAATACATTTAAACCTCTAATATCTCCTGATTCCCACTAGCCAGATAAATACCATATTTGGTCATGTAACCAGGCAGGTCTTCCCGATACGCTCCGATTTTAACAAATTGAAAATACGGGAGTATATCTTCAGGAATATCCCTGTAGTGAGTCCACAGCCAGAATGGAAGTTCTGGAAAGTGTTCTTTAAGTTTTTGAATGAATTGTTTGAACTGGTCTTTTGGTTGGTCTAAAGGTTCTCCGCCTAATATCCAGATAGAATTAATGTAGTTTCTGAATCTTGTTATCTTTTCGATAAGATTAGTGATATTAAGAGGAGTTCCAAAGTTAAAATCCCATGTTTCCGGTGAGTGACAGCCTGGACAATGTGGTGGGTTACAGCCTGAAAGATAAATTTCAAAAGCTTTAAACTTCAGGTTGTACTCTGTACCTGCAAGGTTAATAAAACTTCCTTTCAGGGAAATCTTTTTCTCTTCTTGTCTTATGCCAGTCTGAAACGTTTGTAAGAAATCCTACTACCCTCGTGTACCTGTCAGTAATTTCTTTCCCACACCAGCATTTTTCCCTTGTGCCTGCTGTCATGTGTCCTGACTTACATTTATTCAGAACATAGTTTTTAGCATAATATACAACACCTGCTTCAGCACACATAATAGTCAACTGCTCCGCTTCTTCAGCGGTTATCGGATTGTCAATATTGATATGAAGAATACTGCCCCCAGAACACTTCCTGTCAAGCTGTCCTTGAACGTAAATCCTGTCCAGTAAATCTGCCTGTTGTTGTAAAGGAAGAAACTGGTTGGAATAAAAAGGAACTGTTACAGGTAAACTAAAGTACTTATCTTTTTCTACCAATTTGATAGCTGAAGTTTCACTTGGGGTCTGCTCTATATTGTGAGGATAACCTGTCAATGCTGCGTAAGTTTTAGTCACATCATCAATAACTTCCAATATCTCTGAAGCTATATTAACATATTCTGTCTGAGTTTCAGGGTCTTCTAAATACTTCACAGCTTCGTACATTCCAGTAAAACCCACAGTACTGAATTGTGAATCCAGACTCATAAATCCTAAAGAATACAGAGGCATTGCATTAAGCTCAATTCTTTTAGATATTATCTGTCTTTTTGCATTGTTAATTTTACAAGCCTGTTCAGCATATTTTTTGACAAACTCAAGAAAAACTTTAGAGTTCGTTCCATAAGCAATCCTTGGCAGGTTCAGGGTGACGACACCAACACTTCCGATTTTACTGGAACTGCCCCCAATAGTGTTGAAATTGAGTTGTGTCATGTCTGACCGCAAGCGGCAATTATGTGTGATAACTCCATTAGGGAGGGTAAAATAAGGTTCTTCAGGGTTATTCATTTCAAAACAATATACTTCAGCGTCTGTATAGACTATTTCTTCGATATCTTTTATCTTAAAGTAAATTGAATTGTTTAATATTTTATATACATCTTTCATTGTCCTTTTATTTCTAGGTTCATACCAACGGACACAGATTGTCGGGAAATTTCTTGTAAACTCTTTCCCTCTTATGATTACCTTTTCATCTGTTCTGTCAGTGGTATCTATGATTGAAACTTTACCTAAAGAAGTTAGCAGCACTTCTATTGTTTCTGCAAGTTTCTGTGAAGTAGTATATAGCCTGTTAGAGTTACCGCCGTCAGTGATATAAAAACCATCAAGAATACCCTGTCTAAATTCTACAGACTGACACAAACAATCAAGCAGTAGTTCTTTTTCATTACACGTCGTGCCCTTAACATACTCACGGACAAAATTGATTAAATCCTTGGAGTAATAACGTAGAGACACGCCTGTATTTGTTGTATACACATGATAAGAAGAGTCGATGGAATCCAGAAAAGGTTTAAGTCTATTTAACTTTTCCTGATTGATACTGAAAATTAACTCATTTCTATCCTTATCATAAATACTACCATCACCCAGGTAAGCACCTATGAAAACACCTTGCTGATAGGAAAGTTTTTTATCTTTTTCAGGATAAGAATTTAAAGTATTTTGATTAAACAATAAGTAATCTTCACTTGTTAAATCATCTGTCCTGATATCCCCACGTAGTGTAGGGTTCATGTGGTCTTCAGTTACTACAAGGGTTTTATTATTTTGAGTTGTTATCTTGAAAAGTTTTTTATTGTTTTTAGGTATTTTTATTACTTTTCCTTTAACCCAACTACCGTTGTGAAAAATACTGAAATTTCTTTTAGCCTCTTCATAGGTTGCTTTATCAAGTTCACTAAAGGTGGAATAAAATACTCCATTACTACTTTTAGTGAGGACTTTCTGTTCTCCACTGAAACAGCAGGAACTCAAAGTACTTGTAGCTCCCATATAGATATTCACAAAACCGAACTTTTCATCTTTCTTCGAGATTAACTTGAGAAAATCTTTATCAAGTATTTCCCCGTCCTTAACACTCATACAGGCTGTGGTAACTGGAAATGTAACTGGTGTACGTTCGAGTTCTTCGTTCATAATATCCAGAAACAACTCTTGCAGCCATTTTACAGTTTCTTTTTTCGGTGTTCTCCCGTCTGGAAACTTATAGTCATCACACAATTTATCCAAGAAAACATCATCATACAGACTGATATTAGTAAAGGCAGACTGATTGCCTCGATTTGGCTGGTTGACTGTGTAAATAAAGCTGGTAAGCTGGTCTTTAATGTAATTTTTAACCTCACTTTCAGGAATCTTGAAACTGCCATCATTTCCTGTCCTGTAAATTCTGTCTACATAGTAAGCAGACACCAGAAGGAAATCAGCAATTCCTGTAGCACCCAGAGTACTGTTGCTGGCAATTACAATGAACTGCTCCACCTGACTCTTAAATGAAAAAAAGTATTTAGGTGGTTTGGAAATTATCTTGTTCACCATTGGTAGTCCCAGCAGGGCAATGTCGTAGGTGGTATAGTTGAAACAATAAGGCAATCCTATATTACTGAAATCATTTATATAAAACACTCCTGTCAACTGATTGGCGATAATAGCATCAGCTTCAGACTGTCCATACAATCGTTTCAGTTCTTTCCAAAGCAGGTAATAAGAGTTCAGTCTTTGAATAGGTTTGGAGAACTCCTTATCAAATACTATTGAGTTCTTTTCTGAAACATTTGAATTACTGTCTACTGAAGTGTCGGCTGTGGAAGTATCTGAATTAAAAAACTGTGTTGCAAATTTATTGATATCAAGCTGCTCCCCAATACCATCAATAGTGAATAGTTCTTCGCCAAAATAATTTTGCATATCTGACAGAAGGCTTACAAAAGCATCATCATAACTTGTCTGTAACATTTCCCTCCAATTCTTTAATCCTTGCTTTAAGTCTTTTAATTTCTTCACCAGGGTAATCTTCATGTCCGTAAAGCATATCCTCACAGAACTCCTTATGTTCTTCAGGAATGGCTTCAAACAAGGTATAGGCTAAATCTTTAAATTCCTTTAGAACATCTGGAGCTGTCCGAAGGAACAGCAGGTGTCTTAAATTCCGCAGGTCAATAGTAAAGAATATGTTTGTAAGAAAAGAAGATGGCAGCGGATATTTCAGAATATCATTTGGTATACTACTTGTCTCATTCAGTAATCTGACCATATCAAGTAGTTGAACAAATGAAAGCTGGTCAATCTTTTCATTTCCTGTGTGAAAGAAGTATTGTCTCAGGGAGTCAGGTGTTGTCTTTTTGTTTAGCCTTTTATTTAAAGCCCAACGTGTTGACAAGACAGAAAAAGAACCTGTCCTGTGCCTTGTGAGTTCTGCAAGTACAGCTATAGATACTCCCTCAATCCTAAATGAATAAACAATATGTTCAAGTACTGAGGTGTGCCCTTTTCGTATACACTTATGAATTAAATTTTTGTCTTCTGGTGAGATTTTATCTTCAGTACCTGTGCAGGTTCTAATAGCTTCAATACACAGGCTTAAATCTGAAGCTTGTTTAAGAGTTACTTTCAGTCCGCTTTATGTCCTGATAAGTTTGTCTTAATGTTCCGGCTGTAATTGT